ATCGCCAGACTGTGCATACGTGAGGAGGACATAACGAGCTTTGACAGCAAAAGAAGACATGTGACTGTACCCACGAGGACCCTGGGCAAACTAATATTATAGCCCAGGGTACGGGTACACCTCAACTATAAGTACCTGTATCCTCCTCACTTGATTTCAAATCAATGACATCGCAAAATGGCTTACTCCCGTTATCGCCGAAAACCCCGACGGAGTTATCGAAAGTCCGGACCCAAACGCCGGTCTTCCGCACGGCCCTCTCGCTACACAGGGAGAACGCGACGCTACACCCGGAAACCGCGGATGTCCAAGCGCTCGCTCATCAATGCCACAGCAAAGAAGAAGAGGGACACGTATGTGTCAGGTGCGGGCGAAGATACCAATCCTGACCCCACTTCACCGGTCAACCGAGTTCAGCCCTTCCGAATCCGCGCCTCGACTACTTTCGGTGATCAACGCATCCACGCCACGCTATACAATGCCACACACCGCTTCCTTGTTCCCAACAATTACAGCTACGCCGCCTCGCGCACGGCCACCTCCACCTACGTCATCGGCTTGAAAGAGAGCTATCGATTGGTGCCTAATAATGAGTCAGTGTGGTGGCATCGCCGCATTGTATTCAGCTACAAGTCCGCTATTGGAATTCCTGCCATCGCAAATCAGATGGGCGTCCAGAATTCTCCCGCTGCAACCACTGTGCGACCTTTCCTCGACTTGTCCGGATCATCAGATCCAAATTGGGCGGCAGCCACGACCCAAGTCTATGGCCTTGTTTTCCAGGGTGAGATTGGGGTTGATTGGCAAGATCCCATGAAGGCCAAGCTTGACCGAACCCGCGTCAACATCCACTCGGACAAGTTTTCGACTATCAGGTCCGGAAACGACACCTCCGCCCCAACAATTCGCAACCATTATACCCCTATTCGCCGAACTGTCATGTATGACGACAGAGAGAACGGCACCGACGTCATACCGTCCCCCTTCAGTGTGGACTCAAAGATTGGGTTGGGTAACATTTACGTAATGGACCTCTTCCACTGCCCCGCGCCAGAAGATGATGGTGTAGACATGGAGATAACATCGAATTCTACGTACTACTGGCACGAAAGATAGGCTCCTTGAGCTCAACGAATGTACAATTTGCCTCCAACCATGCGATGTCCTCATAAATCAAATCCACCCGTCCCTTCGCTGTGTGATCCGTGATGTCTGCCTTTAGCTGATCCCTTGGATCAGAGTTGGCTAACCAAATGCACGGACGGCCCCACTTAACCTGAACAGGATCTCGATAGAGTTTCTTTACCGTAACGACAGATTGAGCGCCCAACCACTCTTTGAAAGAGGGGAACATGCTAATGCCACCCCTCATATCATCAAAGACCGCGTATTCTGAGTCAGGCATATCTCTAAGGAGTGTAGCTCCTGATAGAATTCCCATGATGTAGACGTGGGGTCCGAGGGATCTAGCCCAAAGTGTCTTTCCAAGTCGTGATGCACCATAGAGTACAAGGCTTCGGCCTCTGCCTGATTAGTCAGCACTTAGTCAGCAAGTTGAACAATAAAGCATTGAATATACCTTGCACGGGGGATTTGTTCGGTGTCGTGGGCACCGCATGGTGCCCCGACAAATCCCCGTGCGAAAGGCAACGCTCCTGCCCAAACACCCCAAGCCAAGAATGTATCCTAGCCCCGCAGGGACGTGAAGAAAGTATGACTTACCCTCTATTGGATCATTTCCAAGAGACTCTCCTCTCCATGTAGCCAGCTCAGGTACCATTCCAAGGTCAAATTCGATACCATCGGGACCCACATAGGGTTCTCGTTGTTCAGCGTAGTATCTGTCGGCGTAGTCGAGAAGCTCGCGGTGTCGGAGGACGAAAGACTTTGGGTCCAGTTCTTGTACAAGTCGGAGAAACTCGTCCCGGTTTTCTGCGCCGACAATCTGGCTCCACTTATTCTCAGCCGGAGGAAGTCGATCTGAGCCCGGCCTTGCCAACCCGCCTGCAACAACGTTTCCATCCTTGACTGCATAATCCCAACCGAATTCTGCACGACCTCGAGATGGCACAATGTTTGGGTGGCGGCCTTCGACATCAAAAATGTCAAGTCGTCTGGATTGGAATTTTCGTCCGAAATCGCAGAAAACATGGAGGTGAGTACCTTCAACAGCGTGATCCTCTCTGCCAATGATGCACTCAGCTCCAAGGCTGCTGATATGCTCGAGAACGGACCACTCAGATAGATCGCCAGACTGTGCATACGTGAGGAGGACATAACGAGCTTTGACAGCAAAAGAAGACATGTGACTGTACCCACGAGGACCCTGGGCAAACTAATATTATAGCCCAGGGTACGGGTACACC